TCAAGTAAAAGCTAAGATTTCTTAGCTTTTTTTGTCTAAAAAAATCATTTATCCATCTTCTCAATTTATCTATTATATGGTATACTATTAAGGTGTTACCACCTTTAGTGTAATGGATATCACGTAAGATTCCGGTTCTTGAGATGGGAGTTCGATTCTCTCAAGGTGGATAGAAAAAAACTAAAAATGTCTTATAAAAATGTCTTTTTTACTGGCCAATCTCAAATTTTACAAAAAAAAGAAGATAGAACATTCTATCTTCTTTTTTTATTTCATTAAACTTTTTTGTGACATACTTACTAATTTATCATTTTCAAATATAAGAGTGATATTAGCACTACGATTATTCGTCTTTAATCCAGAGATCCAAATTGCTTGGATTTGATCTCTTTCAGAAGAAGAAGCCATAGTATAATCATCTGGTTCAGTTAAGATTTTAGTTACTTGATTATAAGTCATTCCATTTTTTAATTTATTGTAGTCTTTGAGTGATATTTTCAAATCTCGTGTAAAGGCAAAGTTAGCAATTGATTTAACAATAGTTGAATTTTGAAACATATTAATTGTTATTTCAACACGATCAAAGGTCCAAGAGTAGATGTCTAATTTGACATTTCCAGCCGGTTTTTGTTCATGTTTAGTTGGCTCGCCATAGAGTACTTTTAATTCTTCAAGCGTAGAGCCACCTTTGAATTGATCTTTTGCTGAGGCAACTTTTATCTTATCAAATGCTAAACGTTTATCTTGTTGAGGTGCAACTTGATTTTTTTTGTTTTCTAAGACAGTTTTATCATCTTTACTTTTTTCTTTATCCGATTTATTAGAACATGCGGCAACAGCAAGGCAAATTGTTGGTATTAAAAGGATAGTTACTAATTTTTTTATAGTCATAATCGGTTTCCAAATCTAAATAGTTACTATTATTATATCATATTTTATTTTTCTTGTATTTTACTACTTGCGACTTGGTAGCCCTGAAAATGAGTATTTTCTTTAATCAACTAATTTAAGGATTTAAAAATATTGATTCCTAACATAACATCTGAAATATGATATTATGAAAAATTTAAGATATAATTGTCATAATGCATGTAGGTCTAAATAATATTAGCTAAGTAGAACTGTAGAAACAAAAAAGAACCCTGAAAAATCAAGATTCTGGTAAGTTACGGGTGACTTTTTAGAAGTCAAGATGGAGCTGGTGGGAGTTACTTTGTACTAGTGATATCAATAGGTTTCGCTATTTAGTTGTCAATGAAGTTGTCTGTCACTTACAAATTGATTGAATTTAGTCCCCATATCATCAACTGCTGATTGTGTGATATGAGTGTAAACATTCATTGTTGTTTGTAAATCACCGTGGCCCAATCTGTGTTGAACTTGTTTTAATGATAGACCTGACTCAAACAATAGGCTAGCATGTGTATGTCTAAAACCGTGAATTGTGATTGGTGGCAACTTGGTATCGCTAGTTAATTGTAATAACCATTTGCGTGGTAAGCTAGGTGTCATGATTCCACCTGATTCAGATTGGAACATTAAAGTTGATGTCGGAAACGTCTCATGTAATTCGTTCAATATTTCAACCGTTTCATCATCTAAGCTGATTAATCTATCACTTGATTTAGTCTTTGTAACATCTATTTCTAGCCCTGTAAATGTACGAGTAACAGCTTTGTTTATAGTCAGAGTGTTATTGTTCAAGTCATCCCAAGTTAACGCTAGAAGCTCTCCTTTACGTATCCCAGTAAATGCTAACAACCTAAATAAAGCTATCTTCTCAATATCATCAGTTTCATCCACTAGTTTTAAAAATATTTTCAATTCATCCAAACTGTAGAAGTTATTATTCTTTTTGCGCTCTCGTTTTATTTTAGGAGGAGTTATCGGAGAAGCTGGATTGCTGTTTAAATAACCATATCTTATAGCTAAGTTTAATATATTCCTTACAATGCCGAGAATTTTAGCGCCGTACTTTAGATCATAACACCATTGTTCCGTCAATTGTTGGATAAGTAGTGGTGTGATATCCCCAATCTTTACATTACTTAATTTTGGCAATATATGATTATTGATATTTCTTTCTGTTTTTAAGTACGTGCTACCTTGTACAGTTTTTTCGTATTCTTTCAGCCATTGATTAGTTAATTTTCCAAAAGTCATATTAGTTTGTGGTTCTGAAAGTTCAGCTTGTAAGTTTATCAATGTTGCTTTAGCTTTCGCTTTAGTCTCAAATCCAGACCGTCTTATGTATTTCTTTTTTCCGTCTACAATTCCGATATACAACAAAAATTTGTAATATGTCTTACCATTCGATTTTTTATAAGATTCTATTTCCATTGATAAAACCTTTCGTTTTTGCTACAATAGAGTATAAGAAAAGACCCATCTTTTCTTTCCAGATTTTGCCTCACACTTCGCTTTTGTCGGTGGATAGTGTGGGGCTTTTTTTATTGTCCGTTTTGGTCAATCAAACCTTGATCTTGCGCCCATTGAACTTGGTCATCATGCCATTGTTGACTTGGAGTGGCGCTAGGAGCAGTTTCATTTGTTTTATCCTGTTCAGTCCAAGTACCTTGACCATCTATATAAGCTCCACCAGTTCCTGCTTGTGGTTGGCTTTGTGCAGGCGCTGGTGCTTGCTCAACTGGTGGAGCCTGTGTTTGCGCCTCACTAGACGAGCTAGGTGCAGTGGAGCTAGAAGAAGAAGAAGAAGAAGAACTTGATGATGGTTGAGTAGTTTTTTTCTTTTTAACTTTTACAACTTTATGCTTTTCTTTATGCTCAACTGGTTTTGATTGAGTGCTGCAAGCGGTTAATGTAAATACTGATAATACAATAACTAGTTTCTTCATAACATCTTCCTAACTTATTAAATTAAATTTTTAAACTCATTTACTACCATCTGTTCATCGCAAATGGTTTTCAATCTATACGCATCCATAAATCTACAAACGTTAAAATCCTCTATATAATCAAGTGATGGAATGTAGTCCAGTAATAAATGATGGATCATATTGCGATTCGCCTGTGTCTCAAACTTTTCCCTCATTAGTTCGTAATTTTCAAGATACTGCCCAACATGCCCCATCTCGTGGTAAAGTACTTTCTTTTGGTCGATGTCATCTAAGTATGTGTTGATAAAGATAGTATCGTGAGGTTGTATATACAATCCGTTATTGCCCGTCTCACGACCGTCAAAATATTTTACAGCTGTCATATATATATATATACTTCCTAATCTTTATTTTTTACCATATTTTCTAGTAATGATTTTATTAATTCAGCATCGTTATCATCTAATGTATGACCGTCAAATGCAACTGTGCGATTGAGTACATCTTTTAGGTCAATTGTTTCTTCTTGAGTTGTAGGTTCTGTAATTTCTTTTCTTTCTCTTTCGACTTCATATCCCATTAACCAAGGTTCGCTAACATTTAATGTTTTTGATAATAAAAATATTTTCTTGTCATCTGGCGCTTGCACCCCATTGACATACTGGGATAGAGCACTTTTGCCTAATTTTATGTTAAATTCTTTTTGAAAAGGCTTTGACATTTCTAAAATATCGACTTGTTTTAAGTTTCGTTCAGACATTATTTGTTTAATTCTGTCAGATGTAGTCAGTTTTCTCATAAATGTTTATCCTTTTTTATTTATTTTTCTACTATAGTATATCGCAATTTGAACACAAGTTCAATAAAAAAGTTCAAAAAAATTGAATTTTCTTGTTTACAAAGTTCAATAATCGTGATATTATATTTTTACAGCAAAAAGTTCACAATAAATGAACTTAGAAAGGAGCATATATGAGCAACGATTATTCAGTCTTGTTAGGTAGAATTACTGAGAAATGTGGTACACAAGCAAACTTCGCTTTAGCAATGGGTTTGTCTGAACGCAGTATCTCTTTAAAACTTAATAATAAAGTTAGATGGAAAGATGAAGAAATTGCAAAAGCGATTGACATTCTTTCGTTAAGTCCGGAAGATATCCCACCATATTTTTTTAATTTTAAAGTTCATGTAAAGTGAACTTAGAAAGGAAACAACATGAATCAAACAGAACAATTTGAAGCTTATTCAGCAATTCTTGAAACACATATTCAAAACATTGATGGTTTATTTGAAAACTACTGTCAGGATAAATTTAGCAAAGAAATCTTTAAAGCTAAGTTTCGTGAATTAGTCGATAAGAAAAACGAGCTCGTTAATGAACTCGTTGATGAAATTGCATAAAGGAGAAAAAGCATTGAAAGTATTGAAATTTAACATTTATTGTAACACAGCAAAAGAAGCAATTGCAGAAATTAACGCATTAATGTCCGAATATAAGGGAATGCTCATTGAGTTCAATGTAAATATTATGCTGGACGGACAAAAAGAACCTATCGATTTAACAATAGATTCTGAAAAGTTTGCTAAATCATTAAATCCTGATGATCTAACAGACGAAACTAATATTTTAAAAATAGAAAATAGCGAACTACGAGAAGAATGCAAGTTTTTACATAAAATGCTTATTGATGAGCGAAGATTTATTTTAGAAACATTTAAACACGACGTAATTGAAAATTATAGAACTATGACATATGCAAATCGTGAACACGAAAAAGAGTTGCATAGAGCAACCCAGAATATTAACTCGTGTGATAATTAGGCATGCAATATGCGCATCCGTCAAATGTCCAAAAAGGTCGTTCTTTTCGAGCAGCTTCCATTGCTTGAAAATCATAATCATATTCACCTAGATAGGTACGATTATATGAATCAGGAAGATGACCACAAGAATATTTGTGAACTTCATGGTTTCCGTGGAAATCGGCATTGTCATTGTAACAGTATTTTGTCATACGACTCTCCTCTCTATAAGTTTATGAATAAAAGAGTGTAAAGGTTTTACTCATAAAATAATTATATCAGAAAGGAACGAAAAACACAACATGTTGTGTATGTATATTTAGATAAAACACAATATATTGAAATTTCGATATAAAATTATGTGGAAGAAAATTGAAAAAATGATGGTTGAGAGAAATCTCAACATGAACAAATTGGCAAATATATCAGATATTAACAAAAGTCATTTCAGTGACTTAAAAAGTGGCAAAATAAAAAATCTATCTTGGCCGAATATGGTCAAGTTGGCTGACGCATTAGACATTAGCCTAGACGAATTCAGATAAACGCAAAAAAGTCCGATAGCAGTCGGACTCACACAAATATTAATATATTTAATTATACCAGAAAGAGAGGTATTAATCAATGGATGATGTCATCACAATCAGCAGGTCAGAATTAAAGGCTCTGATTGCAGAAGAAGTGGCAATACAACGTAGACAAGTTGATTGGGTCAGCATTAAAGAACTCCAAACAATAACTGGATGGGGTAGGACTACTTTAGAAAATTGGCGTGATCAAGGTAAGTTTAGATACCACCAAAAAGTAAAAGGTGGAAAGTACACTTACGATTTGCAAGACGTCCAACGATTTTTAAGGAGTATGAACAAATGAAAATATTTAATTGGCTATTTACAAAACCAGAAGAAGAACAAAAACAAGAGTGGACTATCCAAAACAATGGATGGGAACATAACGCTGAGAAATACGATGAATTTAACAAGTATTTTGCAAGAGCAATGATGGGAGATGTGACTAATGAATAGACTTAAAGAACTAAGGAAAGCTAAAGGACTTACTCAAACACAAGTAGCTAATCTTGTTAATGCTCATAAAGGTTCGGTTTGTAACTGGGAAAAAAGAAACAATCCTAATCCTGAAAGAGCAAAAGTATTGGCTGAATATTTTGGAGTGTCCGTTAAATACTTGCTTGGAAAATCAGATATTTCAGAAGTAGAAAAAGTGGTTTCAATCTCTAAAAAACGCTACGAACAATTGTTAGAAATTGAGAGGTTGCACAATGAATAGATATGAAAGAATCAGCAACAATAAAAACGCTGGTAAAACATTTGTAAGAGCAAAAGTTACTGAACTACAAAAAGAACAGTTAGAAGTATTAGCTGAAATGAATGGAACTTCAAAAGATGAATTACTAAATGAAGTCGTTACAAACTTCATTGAATTTAATCTTGATGCAATTGGTCAATATGAAGACAAGATTCAAAAAGCTAAATTAGAAGCAAAAGAGAAGCTTAATAAGAAGGTGGAGTTATGAATAGGCTTAAAGAGCTAAGGAAAGCTAAAGGACTTACACAAGAAGAATTTGCAAAAGTAAGTGGAATTGTTCCTAGAACAATTCAACGTTGGGAAAGTGGAGAGACACAAATTAGAACGATAAACATTGAATTCCTAAAAAATTTCTTTGATGTAACAGAATCGTACCTACTTGGCTATTCAGATAATCCAGATGAAATAACACTAGAAGATGATGAAATTATAGTCGATGCTGGTCTACACGAAAAATACAAACAAGCGTATGAATTATTAAACGGATTGAGAGGATTCTTAAATGAACAATCTTAAACAACTTAGACAAGAACGTGGCTTAACACAGCAAGGATTGTCGGAAGAAACTGGTATTCCTATTAGAAGTATACAAAACTGGGAAAACGGAAAACGTCAAATTAATCCAGAAAGTGCTAAACAGTTAGCTGACTACTTTGAAGTTGATTTGGGCTATCTATACGGATACCAACCAATCAATGTTATTCAAGATTTAATCAGCGAAAATGAACTTCTTAGGGATGAAAATCAGCGTCTGACAAAAAATTTGAATGAAGAGCTAATTATCAAAGATGAATTTATGAGGGAGTTACATTGCTAGTTAGAGAATATTATTGCACAAACTGCGGTAAGGCTTGGGAAAACATTTCTGATTACAGAGATTTAAATTGTCCTTACTGCGAAGAAGATGACCCAACGATTACATGGCAAGCGAGGGCATACGATTGAAAAATTATAGAACGTACATGACAAGTTTCGGAAAAATTCAAATAGTACCGAGTTATAACTGCAAACATGGTGATATAACATCCGACAAGATTGATTTATTCGATACTAAAATTGAGAATGAAATAAATAGACGGATGAATGACTTTGCAAATAATTTAACAGATGAATATTCGGAGCATTTAAACAAAAAAGTGGTAGATGAAATATTTGAAGAAAAACACAGACAACAACGGAATGACTTTGATTATAGAAATACTGCTCACGATTATGTGGAGGGATTAGACATTGAAGATTCTTTCGATTGACCCCTCATCTAACAAATATGACACAAGTACAACAGGAATTGTTCTATTAAACAATGCTAAGTTAATTAAACATTGGGTTGTAGATTATGGTATTAAAGGTTTTCAAAAATGGTTTGATGAAATTGGTCAATTCCTAGATAAAGATGTCGTAGTTGTTGAAAAATATGAAGTTAGAGAAGCAAACGGCAAACGTGATAATTCAGTCATTGAAACAATAGCATGTATTCAAATGTGTTATCCAGACGCTATATTACAAAGAAATGCTGGTTATAAAACTGATGTACCAAATGACCTTTTAAAAACACTAGGGCTTTATAAGTTTAGTAAGAGTCATCACGAAGACGTCAGAGCATCAGCTCGGTTAGCTTTGTTCTGGGCAATGCGAAATGATGTAAAGGAGGTGATTGACGACATTGGCAGAATTGCAACTAAGAAAATGGCAAGATGAAGCTATTAAGAGAAGCCAAGAACCTGGAAGAGGAATCTTTCTAGAGGCTTTAGGAGGCAGAGGAAAAACTATCTGTGCTTTAGAAATTTGCAAAGCTAAGAGAGTTAAGTCTGTGATCATTGTCAATAACCGTTTATCAATACTTAAAGGTTGGCAAGAAACCATCGATAAGTTCGAATACGATAAAGATATTGCCTTTATGATCATCACTGATAGGTCATTGAGAAATAAGATTAAATCAAGTCCAAAAATGACGTGTGACGTGCTTATTATTGACGAATGGCAGAATATGTCTAGCGATTCAAACATCAAAGCATATCGAAAAATAAAGCGTAATTACACCATCGGTTTATCAGCAACACCAGTTAGAAAAAAAGGCCTTAACTTTTATCCGCTCGAAAAAACATTATGGGGATTTGCTAATCCTAATAATAAATTCGATTGGCAAAAAGTCCACGGTCGAATGGTCTACGATGAATTTTCTTACTCAAAAGAAAAATGGGAAGATTTCAAAGATTACGAGTCCTATATTTCAAAATTACCTAATTTCATGCGGTGGGAAGTGATTGAAAAAATCGAAAACGCAAAAACGAATAATGGTTACGACATAAGATTTTACAAAAAAGTTTTAGATGTTGCTAATCCTGACTTATTAAAAGTTTTTAGGTGCTTGAACTTAGTCTATATCAGAGGAGAGACTGCTATGGCTAAACAATCGTTCGGAAGAAAGACTTTTGAAAGGTACCTAATCCAATCTGGCGTAGCTATCGATTTTCCGAAACTTAGGGCAATCAATAAGGATAGTCCGATGCTTTTAGAAATCGATAGGTTAATTAAAAACGCGCCTCACGGCATGCTAATCGTTAGTGAATCCAAACAAATTGTAGACATTATAAAAGAGAGAAATGACCACATTGGGATTTGGACTGGAGATAGAAAAGAACAAATTGATAATCAAATAGTTGTAGCGACTAGTCAAGTTTTAGGTGTAGGAGTAGATGGCTTGCAACATCAATTTGAAACAATAGTCGTTCTTGATCCAGTACAAGAAGATAGTGGTAAGTATGATGACTACCGCCAATTGTTATGGCGGATAACAGGAAGTCGTCAGCAACATGATGTTAATGTCATAGAATTTTATTTTAAAGGAGAATAAATGTTTAAAATACCAGAAAACAAACCGCAGATACCGAAAGATACACCTAGAAATTTCTTTATCTATGGGGAGACAATGAGCGGAAAATCATTCTTAGCTAATGAGTTTCCTAATCCATTCATTATTAATACTGATGGAAACGCTGGAGCTAATTCAGTACCATCTTACCAATTGTACAATCACAAAGATAAAAGTGGAAAAATTACTAACAGTGTGACTGACCAATTAGCTGAAATTATCTTAGCTTTTCAAACACAACAACACAATTACGAAACATTAGTTATTGATGTTATTGATGACGTAGTGGATATGATTTCATTTGCTATTCAAAACGCCAATGGTGTTGATTCGCTTGGAGATATTCCATTCGGTAAAGGGTATGCAATGCAAAAGGATTTCTTAAAACAGATGGCATCTGATTTAAAACAATTGCCTATGAACGTAATCTATATTTCAAGAGTAGATGAAAAGTTTGATGAGAAAGGTAATGTTTCAAAAGTAGAACCTTCGTTATCAAAAAAACATTTTAATATTTTTAATGGAAATTGCGACTTAATGATTTTAACCGAAAAGATAGGACGTAATTATACAAGAGAAGTATCGAGAAAAAGAAAGACTTACTATTCCGAACAAGTAGATGATAAAAATATCTTAAAAATTCTACAAACAATTGACGGAGCTGTCGTTAAAGGTTCTAATCCAGAGCTGGTTAGTCAACTTGGAAAAGAACAAATACAAACTAAAACTGCTACTACAGAAAAAGAAATTTTTTAATTAAAGAGGAGAAAACAAAATGACAAACTTATTAAATATCGCAAACCAAATCAAAAAAGACGGATTCGACCCACGTAAAGACAAAGTAAACAACAACAATCAAAATTTACCGGGCGGAGAATATCAAGTTGTTCTTAAAGGTGCAGAGGCTAGAATGGCTGATAGTGGTTGGGAAAGTATTAATTACGCTTTTGAAGTGCGTGATTTAGACAACGATTACAACGGTCGCATGCAATACATTATGTTTGGAACTCAAACAGAATGGAAAGCTAAAACTGGTAAACTGCTAGATTTAACAAATATGGTTGAAACAACTATTAAGTTCTTCCGAAAAGCAGTTGTCTTATCTGGGGATGAAAACTTAACATCTGATTTTGAAGACAATAAATCAATGGAAGAAGCCTTAGTTCGTAAGGCAGTAGGTTCAAAATTCATTTTAATTGTTAATGAATTCAAAAAGAAAAATGGTGAAACTGGTTATAACTATGATTTAGAAGAAGCGCAAGATCAATTAGGTGCTGTCGGAACTGACATCGACGACGATGATTTACCATTCTAAGAATTAAGAGGTGAGTTATGAAGTCGATGAAAGATTATGCTTTAGCTTATCAAAAACTCGGCTTCTCAGTCTTGCCGATAAGCTTAAACAAGAAAACACCGATGATAAGCTTTCGAGATAAAGAGGCAATGACTGCTGAAGAAATCGAAAAGTTTTGGACGAACAATCCACAGGCTAACATTGCTTTGAGGACAGATAAATTTTTCGTCATTGATATTGATGTACACGGCGTTAATGGTTTTGACTCAATGAAAAAGTGGAATGGACTAAAATATATTACTCCTACTTTACAAGCTAAGACTGCAAGCGGTGGAAAACATATCTTCTATTTTAAACGTGATGATATGACCATTGGCCAAAATATTGGAATGTTGCCGGGGGTCGACATCAAAGCACACCCTAACAATTATGTGTTAGTTGCTCCGTCAGCGACAGAAAAAGGTCAGTATGAATGGGATATCGAGAAATCATCAGAAAACGGAACAATTACTACAGCTTCAAGGGATTTAATATCAGCTATTAAGTCGTTAAGTAATAAAAGTGAACTTGACGGTGTTAGGTTTAGACGTCAACGAGAAACTGGAGAAAAATCAAAAACAACTTTACTTTTTGAAACAATAGCAGTTGGCTTTGGTGGTGAGGGTGGCAGAAATGATGCCCTTGCCAGTTTTGTTGGTGGTTTGTTGCTTAGAGGTGTTGACGATGAGTATGTCTATACATTAGCTAAAATTGCTAACGAAAACGGTGTTGATCCATTAGATAATAGAGAGTTACAACGAACGGTTGAAAGTATGATTGAAACGGATAGGAGGGGAGACTGATTGGCGAAATAAGAAATATATATGAAAAACAATTAGTTTTTAACAAGAAAAGAATAGATGGGGAAGAATTTGACATCTTAAAAGCTGACAGTCCAAAGAATGTGTTGTTGTCAATGAAGATTGATAGCAAATTGCATGATAATTTGAGACACAATTCATTTTCTCAGGACTACGAAATTATCAATCCTATAACGCTTGATACTGTTGAGTTAGATACTGGTCAATTACCAAACGATTTCGAAGCTTTCTTGACTATCTATTTTGAAAATCATTTAGGCATTGTCTTTAAACGGCAAGCTTTAGAGCAAGGTATGCGAACATTCTTTGCAGAAAAATCTTATAACCCAGTTCGTGAGTACATGGAAAAAGCTTACGATAATTGGGATGGCAAGGAAAGATTAGACAAAGTTTTGCAGTATTGGTTGGGAGTCCCTGATAATGACGGATTAACTAGTGAAATAGCAAAAATGTTCTTTGTTGGCGCAGTATCTAAAATTTTTAAGAAAAAAGTAAAATTCGACTATGTTCTAGATTTAGTTGGCGGTCAGGGTGTCGGTAAGACATCGTTCTTACAAAAAATAGGAATGCAGTGGTACACGGATGCGGTGACAGATTTTCAAAATAAGGATAATTACGATGTCATGCTGAAAAGTTTAATCGTCAATGATGATGAAATGGTAGCAACCAAAAAGACATCTTTTGCAGAATTAAAGTCATTTATTTCAAAAACTGAAATGGAATATCGCAGGCCTTATGATCGCAGAGCTGAAAGATACGATAAGAACTTCGTTATCGCAAGAACAACTAATGAACTTGAATACCTTAGAGATAAAACAGGTGAGCGTAGGTTTTTACCGGTGTTAGCAAATCCTGATTTGCAGAAAAAACATCCGCTTGATATGACTCAAGAACAGGTCAATCAATTGTGGGGAGAAGCAGTTAACATTTATAAAAAAGGTTTTAAGTTAAATTTCGATGATGAAACAGAACGTAAGTTGGTTGCTTACAGAGAGCAATTCTCTTATAAAGATGAGATTGAATTACAAATACTTGAATACCTCGACATGTTAGTACCTGATGAATGGGAAGAGATGTCTCTTACGCAACGCAGTCAATTCACAAAATGCTTCTTTAATAATCAAGTTTATCGAGATGAGGATCAGGAAGTTTTTAAAGGCGTTAAGCTTCAAACCTTTGTGTCAACAAGAGAAATACTTAAAAATGTTTTTGATGTCGATGTCGCAAGAGGTAATCTAAGCAGAAAAGTCAAGATTTTGATGGACAACTTAGATGAATGGATGTATGTAACTAAAAGGATTGATGGGAAATTAACAAGAGGTTATTCAAGAAAAGATGAATAATTATGGATACATCACATCATGTAACAACGGTTTAGTGATGTAACAAAACGGGGTTTTTGATACATCATGTTACATCACTGTTACATCACTGATGTAACACGTCCTAAACCATTGGGAGAGTAAGCGTAAAGTGCATTATTAAGCATACTTAACAAAAATAGTGATGTAACACCCTTTAGCCTTAGAGCCACAAGGGATAAGAAGATAATATATATAGATGTTACATCATATTACTCTATAAAAACTATATATTTTTATTAGTAGTTATAAATGCCTATATATCAACATTCTTATTTTATTATTTTATAAGTGTTGGAAAAGTGATGTAACATGTAACAGTGAATATTTATACTTATATTTATACAGAAAGGATAATAAATGGCAACATGGAAAGTTAGAAAGTTTGAAAAAAATGTACACGGACGAAAACAAAAGTTTGAAGATATTTATTTTAAGACAAGGGAAGAAGCTGAGAAATATGCGGATCAATTTAAAATTAGACCGCAGGTATATCTGTGTGAGGTGATGAATGGATAAGATAAACGCAGAAACAATGCAAAAAGTATATAACGAAAATTATCAAACATTTTTGAAGAAGAATGCAGACTATGGTAGTTCCTTTGAAGAATCGTTAAATAACTTCGGAGAAGTGGCTGGAATCGTCCGTATCAGCGATAAGTACCAACGGTTGGTTAATCTTACCAAGAATAAAAATAAAGTCTTAGAAAGCAAATCAGATACCCTTAAGGACATGGCTAATTATTGCTTAATGTTAGCAGTCTGGTTGGAGGGTAAGAATGGCTAGATACGACGACGAAAAGATTATTGAAATGTTGCGGAATGGTAGTAAATGGAAAGATATAGCAGATGTATTCGATAGCGACCGTAATGCAGTTAGATTGTATGCTTATAAAAAGCCTTGGTATGATTAATTTCGCAGAACTAGCGGCAGTCACACAAAGTTATCTAATGAGATGCATAAGAACCCATTCAACACGATTTCAAAAGAAATTATTATCAATCGTAAAGATGGGAAGTTATACACTGAAAAAGAATTACTAGAAATTCATGGATACGACCCAACAGAATGGGCAGTAGTCAATGCTAAAAGTAACGAGTGGTCAACTGCTGGGGATGATGCATTTTACAATTTTCAATCAAAGCTATCTGTTAAGCCACGGACTGCAATGGATATTACTCCAGAACAGATTGTTGAAGCATTTAAAGGAGAAATTAAACCAGTTGTCTTTAACAAAAAACAAGTTGGAAAAAATAACCTAGTAATTGCACTTGCAGATATGCATTGGGGTATTACAAAAATTGAAGATGTTACTAATAAACTCCAAATGATAAAGCAACGTATTGAACAAGGATATAAAACAATCGTTATTGAAAATTTAGGAGATTTATTCCATAGTTCGCAATTGCAAAAGTCAATTACTCTAGCAGGAACAGTATTAGATGAAGTAAATATGATACAAGCAATTTCAGATGCTAAGGTTTTCTTTAATGAATTGATTGAATCAGCACTAGAAAATGCAGATGAAGTAAGGCTCGAAGGTGTAATCGGAAACCATGAGGATCAAATGTATTTATTCCATGAGGTACTGAGAGAACGTTATCCTCAATTAATAGTAAATAATCATATCAATTGGAGGTATTGCTATCAATTGGACAAAGTCGGAATTATGATGACACATGGTCATACTACAAAATTAAAAGACTTACCAATGCTCTTTGCTACAGAGTATACAGACATTTGGGCTAGTTCTGTAACAAGAGAAAATCACAGTGGACATTTACACCAAGCAGAAAAAGAAATTGGTTCGGTTATATTGCGACAATTTGGAACTGCTAAAAAAGCAGATGCTTACGAAATAAAAAATGGTTGGACAACTAATAGAAAGGTAATTCAACTAGTTGAATATAACACAGAGAGACCGGTAGCGGTTTACGAGGTATAAGGAATGATTTTAATTTATTTACTACTAGCAATCTTTGCGATTGTAACAGTAATACTATTATTAATGATGTGTGGGGTGATTAAATGATTAAGTTTAGAGCGTGGGATAAAGATGCAAAGGTGATGATTTATCACATTGAGTACACGTATGACGGACTTGGGGATTTTCAAGAAAACGAAAATATAGAAGATTATGTTAGAGATATTTCTTTTGATTGTTTTGTAGACTGGTTAGAAAATGAACAGTTTGTAATCATGCAATCAACAGGTCTGTTTGATAACAACGGTGTGGAAGTTTTTGAAGGGGATATTCTATATTATCCAGAACAAGATGAAGACAACTACGGGTATATTGAATTTGATAAGGATAGATTAGCATTTGTGTTGGATAATGGCTTTGAAAAATTTGTTTATGGTGAATATGGCATGAGTTATATTGTTGGCAACATCTACGAAAATCCAGAATTAATAGAAAGCGCGGAAGAATGAATACACAAAGTAAAGACGTAACATACTACTGTGCAAGCTGTGAAAATGGTGGTGTATGGGAAAAAGGGACAAAAGAGCCTATCTGTTTAGATTGTGGAACAACTTTATACAGTTATGAAAAAGAACTAGAAAGCGTGGAAGAATGAGTGTAAATGATATTACAAATGTTGAATTACTAATGGATGATTATCTGAGAATTGCTAAAGCTTTAAAGTATAAACCTGATTTTCCATTGTACTCAAGAGAGGAAGAAAAATGGAGAAGAGAAAACCCTAATTGCAACATGACTAGACTTAGACGACTTGGTAAAGAAATAAGAATTAAAATGCAAGAGGTGGAAGAATGAAGAAGTACACTCTTAATAGAATTGAAATAGTTATTTTAAATCTGATTATATTACTGACAGGTATATGGATCGGTTCTAGTTATCAAATAGAAAAATACCAACCACAAATTGACGGACTAACTAAACAACTAGACAGAACGCAGTATCAGCTTAAAAAAGTAAGTGAAGAATCAGCAGATAAGACTGATAGGATAGCAGAACTAACTGGAAATGGGGGATAAAACATGCCTGAATTAATTAATACTGAAGATTTTCAACTGCCAATCGAAGCGCTAGAGGATAATTTAGATTTTTTAAAGAGTTTTTATAATGAAAATCGTTTTGAGGATATGGATAATGCAAAAACTTTGATTGAGAAATATGAGAAAGCTATTGATATTTTGCGAGGCCCAGCATGAACGAATTTAGAAGATTACACATCCTAAAACATGCACTTGAACATTACATTGAACGTGACGGTGCAAGTGAAAAAGACATAAACCAAGAAAAACGAGTGTTGGCAGATGTGGTAGATGACATTGAAAGATTTAAAGAGCGAATCGATTCAGGTTGCGGAGGTGGTTGCTGATGATTAAATATCTTAGAAAATTTGAAGAAGCTATAAGATTTATTGATGTCATGAAAAAGAAAGAAGCCAAAGCCATGATCACTTTTCAAAATGGTGAGATGCATTTCAGTGAATTGGAAACTATTTCTTACAGTTTATCTGGAAAAGTTGAAGCCAAAGGAAAGGCAGTCAAGCTATGGACAGAAAGGAGGTAACAAATGCTGTATGACTTAATACTAAAAACAAAACGACTATTAAAAATGTTCTTCTGTAAACATCAGTACGAATATATAGTTGTTAAAGATCTAATGGGATTTGAAAAATTCCATTATTATAAATGCAATAAATGTAATAGAAAAAGGGATGAAATGCCATGAGAAATAGATTGAAATATTTAAGAGATCTGAACGGATTAAGTATAAAACAGTTTGCTAATAAAGCTGGGCTTAAAGAAACAACTATTGCTAATTACATATCTGGTAGTAGCGTGCCATCGCTTGCAAATACTGAGCAAATTGCAAAAGCATTTAACGTTAGTCCTACTTGGTTAGCAGGTTGGCCTGAACCAAAAGAAAAGATTGTCTATGTACCAGCTGAGCGAATTCCTCCTGATTGGAAAAATAATGAATGTGGTAAGCTGATCAGATGGACAAAGAGAGGAGTACCGGTTGACTGAAGATATTATTTTTAAACTTAAGAAGTTGAGACTGTTTGATACTATCATCAAATCAAAAAAAGAAGAGTTAACCTCTCTTAAATCTGGTATTCAAAAATCACCACAATTCACTGATGAGCCAAGAGGAGACAGTGACTCAAACAGCACTGAAAATCTCAACATCAAAATTATTGATAAAGCTAGAGAGATAGAAACTGAAATTAGTGAACTTTATGACGAGAGAAGTGAGGTTGTTTCTCTTATTGATAAACTACAAGACCCATTGGAGAGCACAGTTTTGCGGTTATTCTACGTAAATAGTATGACTTGGGCGGATATCTCAAGAGAGATGCATGGCCACCCTAAAACCTACCAAAAAATTAGACGATCTGGAATACAAAATCTAGTATCCATTTATTCCCAAAATATCCATTCTAAGTGATATTATGGTAGCATGAAGTTTTCAGGGAGATACAACACTTTCCCATTTTATCCTGTGGTCTCCTCTGATTAGTAATCGACCTGAAAACTAGTTGAGATATAGCTTAGTGGTAGACCGCTAGACTTTTAATCTAGAAGCGTAGGTTCGAATCCTACTATCTCAATTAAATCAGTCACTCATTGAGTGGCTTTTTATTATGTACGCATACCGAAGTGGTTAACGGCTTAGACTGCAAATCTATTGTTCGTGAGTTCAAATCTCACTGTGTACTTATTAAACAGATGGAGGAATAGGATGCCACAAGTAAGACGATGTAAGCGTAACGGTTGTCATGCATTAGTTAATGCTGGCACATACTTCTGTGACTTACACAAAGCAGATGAAGCTGACTATATTGCTAAGCTTAATCAACGTGGAAGTAGAACGAAGTACAATACAGTAACACGTAATGCAACTGATGCAAAGAAAGAACGCTATGCATTCTATCGTAGCAAGCAATGGCAATCAATCAGACATCAAGCATTGGAGCGTGATCATTATATCTGTCAGTATTGCAAAGCTATTGGCGTCATCACTGCTAACAGTAGGATAGGTGACCACGTTACGCCATACGAGGTGGCACCAGACATGAGCAGAGATGTTAGCAACATCGCTACAGCATGTAAGGACTGTGATAACGTTAAGCGTAAGTTAGAGCAACAAATGTATGGTACTGGGACAGATAACTTAAGAAATACAAGAACGAGACTATCGGTTGCAGATTGGGCGTTACTGATTAAGAAAAAGAAGGACGAACGACAAGGGCTCTAATTTGCGTTCTAAGCGATTTTAAATTCAGGGAATATAATTGTACCAAACTAATATAAAAATCATACCCGCCCCACGTATGAGCCGTAGGAGAGCCACTATAAGGTGTCTTCTTGTGTCACGCACGATTTTTTCAAATTTTTAAGGGGTGTCACAAAACAGAAAGGAGGTCATTTTGTGAATGACGAAAAAACCATACTATCAGCAGAATGATGGGCATTTACCTAAAGACCCTCCTAAGTTTTTTGGTGCTGTAGCTGGCGAGTGTTACCGCAAAATCGTACCTTTTTTAGAGAGTACAAATAAGGTTAATCGGATAGATGTTCATCTGGTTGAAATGTATTGTACCAATTATGAAATTTACAGAGAAGCTTATCTCGACATAAGAGAGAATGGCATTCAACAGACTTTGACAAAACCAATTCAAGCTCAGGGTTCTGGGGAAATATTAGGTGAGCAATTTCTCGGGTATAAAAAGAACCCAGCAGTTGCAACTATGAAAGATGCTAACACTCAATTACTTGCGATTGGAACAGCTCTTGGCCTTAGTCCAAAAGCAAGACAAGAACTTATGGCAATTGCTAGTGAAGATAAGAATGAAAAATCAACCGCTGAATTGATGAAAGAATTTTTAGATAAGTAGAAAGGAGGTATATGGAAAAGATAGATTTAACACAAAAGAAAAATGTGTTGGAATGGTATCACAAGATAGACTGGTCAGAAATTAGAAGCGCTTATCAGGATGCAGGCACTAACTATTGCTTTGATGTGTTAGATGGAAAAGTCAAAACTGGTTACATGATTAAGTTAGCTTGTTTCAGACATTTACGAGATTTGCAGAGACAAGGGCAAGCAGATTTTCCTTATACCTACTCAAAAAAAGAAGTTGATGGATTACTCAAATTTGCAAAGATTTGCCCGAATGTTGATACTGGTGAACCTACAAAATTAATGGCGTGGCAGGAATTTATTCTTGCTATGCTTTTTGGTTGGCGTAATTTAAACGGTGGCAAGCGATACGGTCGTGCAATGGTTTCGGTCGCTCGGGGCCAAGGGAAGACGTATTTAATGGCCATACTGACAGCTTATTCATACTTTATCGAAAGTCTTGGTTTGTCGAATCAGGACTATCTTGTAGCTTCAATCAACTTTAAGCAAACAAACAAATTACTTGGTTACATCAAATCGATGATGAAACAAATATCATTGAAAGAACCTTTTAAAAGTTTAGCTATTGAAGTTGATTTGGGAATTCATAGCGATCAAGTAATTATGAAATCTAACAACAATGTTCTTAGAGCTATTTCAGCTGAATCGGGTCAGTATGATAGCTTCCATTTCACAACCGCAATTTTTGATGAAATAGGAGAATTGAAGACACGAGAAGCTACTTCTAAAATAGTTTCTGGTCAAGTTAAAGTGCCGAATAAACAATTTATTCAAATTTCGACCGCATACCCAGATCCTAACGTACCTTTCCACGAAGACCAAAAAATGTTACAACAAGCTATGGAAGAGGATTACAAACGTGATGCTGATACTTACCTTTGCTTAGTTTGGCAACAAGATAGCTTAGATGAAGTTTTTAAAGAAGAAGAATGGGTGAAATCAAATCCGCTTCTTGACTTAGAAAGTGAACGAGATGTCTTATTAAAAGGCTTAAAAGATAAAAGGGAAGAGGACTTGATGTCGGGAGAAATTGCTGACTTCCAAGTCAAAAATATGAACTGTTGGTTGCTTGCTGATTCAAATTCGTTTTTGGATTTAGAAGATATTGAAAAAGCAATTGTGCCAGAGTTTGACATTAAACGAAAACGTGTCTATGTTGGTGTTGACTATTCACTGTTTTCCGATAATACAGCAGTCGGTTTTGTTTACCCTTATGAAACAGAAAAGAAATGGCATGTTGAGCAACATTCATTCATTCCTTGGAAAGTCGCAGGGAGTATTGAGGCTAAAGAAAAGCAAGACGGTATTAATTATCGTGATCTAGAAAAACAAGGTTTCTGTACAATCACTAGTCACCCGCAAGGTTTAATAAACGATGATGAAGTTTATCAGTGGATAGTTAATTTTGTAGAAGACAATGAACTTGATGTCATCTGGTTCGGATATGACGCAATGGGAATTTCAAAAGTTATTAAAGCTTTGGAATTAAATACCAGTTATCCACTAATGCCGATTAGACAGCGTACAAGTGAGTTAAAAGACCCTACTAAATTCTTGCAGACATTGTTTATTGAGGCTAATATCACACGTTTGAATGACAAAATCATGGAAAAAGCCTTGTTAAATGCGGTAATTAAAGAAGATAACATAGGCATTCAGGTTGATAAAATGAAGTCAACTCTTAAAGTCGACGTGGTGGATGCGATAATTGATGGTATGTATCAAGCAATGTATCACTATGATGACTACGGTTTGGCAAATGATAAGTCATATATGGTTGAACATATGTCAGCACAAGCAGTAAAAGATTGGTTAAATAACCCTGAATCAGGGATGTTAGATGAGGAGTTTTATTAAAAATGAAGATATTTAAAGCATTCTTTCAGTTTATCTGGAAGATTTTTGATTTGTTGATGTTTCTAGCGTCGGCAATTACAGTTAATTTGACAACGTACTATCAAGAGCATATTGCTTTTGGCGTATCGATGACAGTTACTTTTATTTTAGCAGGTTTGCTTTCGGAAGTTCTTGGAGGTAAAGGGGAATAATGGCGATAATTAAAAGAGAAGAAGTTCACAAGAAAATGTTTGAGTCGTATTCGTTTGAAAAAATGTATACGATAGCTGTTGAAAATACGTTGAATACAATGATTGAAAGATACGTTGAATCTGAAGGTTATTCAGAAAACTATACAATTAAAATTAACATTAACCATCTTCTTCATTTAAGTTCTAGCGCCAATGAAAATTATTCATTTTACGAAACTGTAAGATTTGCGAATGATTTAGTTGACTTAATCAAAGAGGCTGGTTACGAAAAAGTGGTATCGATAATCGAAAGAACTGGTGCAGAAATCCAATTTGAAGCATAGAAAGGCGGTGATCTTATCTAATTTTATCTTAGAAAGGAGGTGAGGAAATGCCAATATTTAAATTCAGCAATGCAGTGACAGAAACGCCAAATGGTCAATTCTTTTCAAATGATGATTTAGATTATCTACTAGCCAATACAGCTAACAGTGAATGGGTATCTGCAAAGGTTGCTTTACGTAATTCGGATTTATTTGCAGTCATTAATCAGCTATCGAGCGATTTAGCAACTGTTAAATTAACAGCTGAACGTAAGCAAGTGCAAGGAGTCTTGAACAATCCAAGCAATTCCGCAAGTAGACATGGATTTTATCAGTCGATGTTTGCTCAATTGTTACTAGCTGGGGAATCGTTTGCTTATAGACATCGGAATATCAATGGTCGTGATGTCAGTTGGGAATTTATTAGACCATCTCAAATTAATTATAACACTGCTGATCATACAGACGGATTGTATTACAATGTCATGTTTGATGACCCGAGAATTGAACCAAAACTACACGTACCTCAGTCGGACATCATCCATTTTAGGTTATTGTCTGTTGATGGTGGTTTGTCTGGTGTAAGTCCATTACTTGCGCTTACCCGTGAAATGGATATTCAGAAAGCTAGTGATAAGTTAACAATTAGTGCTTTAACCAATTCATTAAATATGAACGGAATCCTGAAAATCAAAAACGGTGGCTTGCTTGACTTCAAAACTAAACAAGCTAGATCACGACAAGCTCAAAGGCAAATGACAGGCGGGCCTTTAGTTTTGGATGACTTGGAAGACTTCAAGCCAATTGAAATTAAGTCAAATGTTGCTCAATTGTTGAGTCAGACAGATTGGACAAGTAAGCAATTTGCTAAAGTTTATGGAATCCCCGATAGCTACCTTGGCGGTCAAGGTGACCAACAGTCATCAATTGACATGATTTCTGGAATGTATGCTAATGCAATTAGTCGCTATTTAAGACCAGCGGTAAGCGAATTGGAAACAAAATTAGGTAGTAAAATTGATAGTGATTTATTCCCAGCGGTAGACCCATTGGGAAGTCTACATATTAAACGAGTAAATGAAATGGTACAAGTAGGGACATTGGCTAAAAACCAAGGTCTTTTTGTTTTGCAAAACGCTGAAATTTTACCGCTTAATTTGCCTAATCCTGAACTAGAAAGGGGGTGATATAATTTGACGAAAATTGACATTAAAGGCGATATCGTAGACAACGATACAGGAGAGTTTTTCGACTACTTCGGAATGTCTAGTGTTTATCCAAAAAAGGTGCAACAAGCTATTGAAAATGATGAGGATGAAGAAATCATTTTGGATGTTGCATCGAATGGTGGCGATGTTTTCTCCGCTTCTGAAATTTACACAATGTTGAAATCAAGCGGAAAGAACATAGTTGTTAATATTCAAGGTTTGGCAGCTTCGGCAGCCTCAGTTATTTCTATGGCTGGTAACACTGTTAACATCAGTCCAACAGCTCAATTGATGATTCACAAAGCATCAGTTATTGGAGCAGGTAACGCTGATGACTTTGAGCATGAAGCTAAGGTCTTGAATGGTATTGATGAATCAATTGCTAGTGCTTATGAGTTAAAGACAGGCATGAAGCAAGAAGATTTATTGCAAATGATGGCAAGCGAAACTTGGTTGAATGCTAAAGAGGCAGTTGACAAAGGTTTTGCAGACAACATCATGTTTTCAAACAATGAGGATGAAGAGATTGTAATAACTAACTCAATCAATCATATCCCATCTAAACAAGCGATTAATAAATTTAAAAACTTAATCGCAAAAGAACAACTTAAAAATGAAAAAGATAGTCAACCGAAAATCTCACTAAGAGACCAGAAGTTGGCTATTTTACGTGCTAACTAAAAAAGGAGAAAATTAAATGAACAAAACTGTAAATGAACTTAATGTACTTTGGACTCAAGCAGGAGAAAAAGTAGAAACACTTAACGACAAAATTTCAAATGCACTAGCTGACGAAACTATGACAGCGGAACAATTCAAAGATCTAAAAGACCAACGAGATAATGCTAAAGCTATTCGTGACGGATATGCTGACCAAATGGCTGAACTTCAAGCTGTGGAAGTTGTTAAATCTGAAAAGAAACCATTGAACAAAGATGAACAAGATGTTAAAACAACATTTATTAAAGATTTTAAAAACTTGATTGCTGGCAAATACCAAAATGCAACTACCTCAACGACTGGTGACGTAGCTGGTAACGGCGGTCTTACAATTCCACAAGATATTCAAACAGCTATTCACACATTGGTTCGTCAATACGATTCGTTACAAGAATATGTAAATGTCGAAAAAGTATCAACTCTTTCTGGTTCTCGTGTGTTTGAAAAACTAGCTGATATTACACCTCTTGCAGAATTAGACGAAGAAGGTGCAGTAATCGGAAACCTTGATGACCCTCAATTATCTGTAGTTAAATACTTGATTAAACGTTATGCAGGTATCTCAACAGTAACTAACTCACTTCTTAAAGATACAGCTGAAAACATCATGGCTTGGTTATCTTCTTGGATTGCTAAAAAAGTGGTTGTTACTCGTAATGCAAAAATCATCGCTCAACTATCAGCACTTCCTAAAAAACCAACTCTTGCAAAATGGGATGACATCAAAGACATGGTTGGAAGTCTTGACCCAGCGCTTCAAACAACTTCAATCTTCTTGACCAACCAATCTGGTTTTACAGCTCTTTCTAAAGTTAAAAATGCAATTGGCGAATACTTAATGGAAGATGACGTAAAATCTCCAACGGGTAAATCAATCGAAGGATATGCAGTTAAAGTAGTTGCTGATAAATGGTTACCAAAAGCTGGTTCAGCTATGCCACTTTACTTTGGTGACTTGAAGCAAGCTATCACTTTATTTGACCGCGAAAATATGGAGCTTTTAGCAACAAACATTGGTGGCGGTGCATTCGAAACTGACACAAATAAAGTCCGTGTTATTGATCGCTTTGACGTTCAACCTACAGATACAGATGCAGTATTAGCAGGTTCATTCACTGCGATTGCTAACCAAGATGGTCAAATCACTACCGTAGCTGGTGCATAATAGGAGGTGGCTTTTGAGCGTTACTAAAGAAGACGTTATTAGCGCTCTAAATTTAGACGAAAGTGATGATTTATCATTGCTTCCTCTTTATTTAAAGTCGGCTAATACTTATGTTATTAATGCAATTGGTAAAGAGATAGAAGGATATCCATTTTATACTCTTGAAGATGTTGAGAGTGAATTTGATACAGCAGTCATTGCACTAACTGGTACTTATTATACTTATCGTATCGCAGTAACTGACACACAGTCCTATCAAATGGATTACACGCTTAATAGTATTGTCGGGCAGTTACGAGGACAATATGCAAGTTATGTCGAGGAGGTAGAAAATGGTCAAGCAGTATCTACCGTCTGATTTTAATAAAAAAGTAGAATTTGGAATAGTAAAGTCAACTACAAACCCAAATACGGGTGCGAATATCTTTGCATTTGTTCCAAGTCTCACTTTGCATTACAAACCACATACACGTACCTTAAATCAGCAATATTTAGCTATACAGGCTAGTTTATCAGATACAAAGGTAATTGTAATCAGGCGCAATAAAATCGTCACAGAGGTGCAAAAAGTGCGGTTAAATAATGTAGTTTATGACATTGTTTCAATTAGTCCTGATGAAAATCAAGGTTTCAACCGTTACGACTTTGTGACTATCCGAAAATCAACGAAAGTAGGTTGATATGGTCGGTATGGAACAAGCGTTGCAAGATTGGCTCAATCAAGTTTCTTATTTAAGTAATCTTTCTATCGATGAACAAACTAAGATAACAAGTGCTGGTGCAAAAGTTTATAAAGATGAACTTGAGCAAGCTACTAGAGAAAAGCATTATTCGAAACATGATGACAAAGTTTATGGGCATATGGCTGATGGCATTGTTATCCAAAAAAGCAACGTTGATGGGATGAAGATTGGAACATCAACAGTCGGTTGGCCAAATAGTTTTCACGCAACAAACGCAAGACGTCTAAACGACGGAACTAAGAAGTATACCGCCGACCACTTTGTAACAAACGTCCAACAATCGCAAGATGTTTTGCAAAAGGTACTTTTAGCTGAGAAAGCGGAATACGACAAAATCATTGGAAAGAGAGGTTAATAAGTGTTAGCAGTAATTGAGGCGAAACAACTCATTGAATCAGCAAGTTTTACTGAAATAAATGATGTTTATACCGTAAATTTACCCGAAGAAGTGGTAAGTAATACCGATAAAACTATCGTATTGATCACTGAGGCTAAACCTGAACTAACCACTCAAGGGAATAATGATTTTTACGGCATCAAAAGACTATGTGAAATCCAACTGTTTTATAAATTAGATGTTGATTTTAACATAGAAGATTTTGAGATTCGACTAATGAAACTTTTTACTAAGAACCATTGGTCGGTTATTGACATAAGAGAGCGAACATTTGACCCAGACACCCAACAAATAACGGGTGTCTTTTATGTATCGCAAGACAAAATTTTAAATTAAAAAGGAGAAACAAATATGGCATTAGTAGGTTTAAAAATGGTAACTGTGGGACTCGTTGACCCAGTAACACAACAATTAATTAAAGGCGCAACAGATGGACTTTCAGAAAGCGGTATTGTCGAAATCGATGATACTATGCTTGGTTCTAAAACAGCCAATATCTCAGGTATTGAGGGTTCAGCAACTAAAGTTCCCGGTAATAACAAAACACAGGACGTTATGATTGCCCCGGGCTCACCAACAGTTGCTTTTGACTTTAATAATCTTGAATTTGATATTAAACAAAAAATGCTTGGATTCAAATCAGACGGTAAAGGTGGTTATGCACTTACAGGAGCTAAACCACACGTTGCAGTTTTAATCGAATCAGAAACACTTGATCGCAAAAACTCAATTTTCTTTGGTTTTGCTAATGGTATTATGCAAGAAACTGCACAAAATATTGGTACAGATACAGATACCGCACAAACTCGTAACGATGATAACATGACTTACAACGCATTATCAGCAATTGGATTTAACGATGAGCCGATGAAAAAATACTTCACTGGTGCACCGCTATTTGACAAAGTTAACATGCTTAAAGAAGTGTTTGGTGGCTATGAAGCGCCAACAGTACCAGCAGGCTAATTAAACTAAGCTAGGTTAATTCCTAGCTTTTTATTTTTGAATAAGGAGTAAAAAACATGAAAGTAACAACAATTAAAATCCCAGAATTGAGTAAGAAAGCTTATCCAGTTTTAACATCAAACCGAAATATTATGCGTATGAATAAATACCAATTAGCAATCGTAAATAAAGAAGCTGAAATTGAGGGAAGTGAAGATTTTTCAGATTCAATTGAATTAAATCTATTTGCAGTTGAATCAACATTGTCGTTCATACGTTCTATTTTGGATTTGGACGATGAAGCTTATGAGTTATTGCTAGACGTTGATGCGAATCGAACACAAGAAATTGCTCAAAAATTGACTAGTTATTTAATGGGCATGACTGATGAAGATATTAAAAAAATGGAAGAAAGTCGTGATGAAGACCCAAAAGGCCAAACATCTGGGAACGAAAGCACCATTTAGAAAATCTAATTGAAGACCTATTGCTAGTTGAAAAACAAGCAATTATTAACTTTGGGTGGACGATTGATGATTACGAAAATGCAGATTATTACTCACTTTTAGAAATATTAAACGCAAAAGAAATGAAAGATAGGGCAGTAGACCCTATGTCACTACTTTAGGAAAGGAGGAAAAAATGGCAAAAGTACAAGCACAAATGTCCACCGAAATCGCTCTTGATCTAGTGAAAGCTAGCGAGAGTATTAAGTCTATGACTAATTTAGTTAATACTTCAACAAACGCTTGGAAAGCTCAAGAATCCCAGTTAAAAATGACTGGCGACTACTTAGGTGCTACAAAAGCAAAATACGAAGGTTTAGGAAGTTCAATTCAAGCCCAACAGGCTAAGATTGAAGCATTAAAGCAAAAACAATCTGAATTAAAAGGGGACACGCAACAAACTGCTGAACAATACCTTAAATTTCAACAACAGATTGATCAAGCAACTACTAAATTATCAAGCCTAGAAGTACAACAGAATAAAGCTAAACAATCGATGTCCTATTATCAATCTGGACTTGCTGATTTACAAAAAGGTTATAGACAACAAAATGACTTATCCGAAAGCTATGTCAAAAGGCTACAAGCTGAGGGCAGAGAAAACGAGGCTTTACAAGCTAAATTAAATGGCTCAAAAACTGCTGTCAATAATTTAAACAAGCAGTATGAAGCGCAAGTAAAAATACTTAAAGAAGTCGCTCAATCTGGTGATGGTGATGCTTATGTTAAGCAAAAACAACGGATTAATGAGACTGCTACTGCATTAGCTCACGCAAAAACAGAACAAAAAGAATTAGCGAGTGAATTAAGGAAATCAAACCCCACTTTTTTTGATAAGTTAAAAACTGGAATACATGAAACTAATTCTAAGATCGATGAATTAGGAAGAAATGTAAATCGTTCAAATTCTGTTTTAGGTACGTTTAGAGAAAAACTCTCATTCGGAGCAATAGCAGGGATGGCATCTAGTGCTATCCAATCTATTTCAAGTTCTGTTATGGGGTTGTCAGGAGAGGTATTAGCAACGTCTGATTCGCTCGAAAAGTTTGAAAGCACAATGAACTTTGCTGACAAATCTAAGAAAGAAACGGAAGAAGCTAGTAAATACTTTAAAACATACGCTGATAAAACAGTTTATGAGTTACAAGATGTAGCTAATACTGGTGCTCAATTAGCCTCAAACGGCATCGAAAAATATAAAGAAATTACTATTGCAAGTGGTAATTTAAATGCAGTAGCAGGTGGAAATAAAGAAACATTTAAGTCGCTCGGTATGGTACTTACTCAAACAGCTGGTGCAGGAAAGTTGACCACAGAAAACTGGAATCAGTTAGCTGATGCAATTCCCGGTGCATCTGGTAAGTTACAAGAAACTCTTTCTAAAAACGGTGCATTCGTTGGGAACTTCCGTGAAGCTATGGAAAATGGCGAAATCACCTCGGAAGAATTTTTAACAGCGATTGAACAGCTAGGAAACAACAAAGGTGCTGAAAAGGCTGCTAAATCAACCAAAACATTTGAAGGTGCTTTTGGTAGTTTAAAATCAACAGTAGTCAATGGCATGAATGAGATGGTTGGTGTTGTTGGTAAAGAAAATATCACTAAAAGCATAACTGGTTTTGGTGATACTGTAAAAAATGTTTTTGACTATTTAAAAGATCACAAAAAAGAACTTTCGTCTATCGGGAAAAGTGTTTTTGAAATATCCAAGATTTTTGGAATGGCTGTTTGGGATACTGCAAAAGGAATTATTGTAGGGATTTCAGATAGCATTAATGCTATGAATGGACACTCTAAAAAATCAAAAGACCCTCTTAAAAATATTGCCAGCGCTTTAAAAGAAGTTTCAAAGCATAAAGATGCAATAAAAACTGTAGGTAAAGTATTAGTCGCTTACTTTGCATCAAAAGCAGTTTTAAATACCTCAAAATCACTATTCGGAACTATTACTGGCGGTATTTCTGATGTAAAGAAAGCTGGCAGTGGAGTTAATGGCGCTTTAAATTGGGTTATGGGCGTTCGTGGAGAAGACGCAGTAAATAATAAACTTGGTGGCATTAAGAAGATTGGTAGAGGAACTAAATCAGCTTTTAAATGGACTGCTTCTGTAGCAACTAAAACTGCTAAATTAGCTTTAACTGGATTGCTAAACACTGCTAAATTTGTAGGTAACGGCATTAAACTTGCATTTAATTTTGCTAAAGCAAATCCAATGCTTCTAATTGCGACAGCTGTAATAGGTGTATCGATTGCACTTTACGAGCTGTACAAACACAATAAGAAATTTAAAGGATTTGTGGACGGACTCGTTAAATCTGTTAAAGACTTTAGCAAAGGTGTTGTCGAAAAATTTAAAGTTGGTTTTAAAGCTGTAGTAAAAGCAGGTAAAGCAACTATTGATTTCTTTAAAAAAGACTGGAAAGAAATTCTATTATTTCTCATTAATCCTGTCGCCGGTGGGTTTGCATTAATTTACAAACACAATAAGAAGTTCAAAGATTTTGTAGATGGTATCTGGAAGACAGCCCAAAACTTTGGCAAGACTTTTTGGAAAGGCTTAACTGGTTTCTTTGGGAACATCGGTAAAAAACTTGATTCTGGATATGATAAAGTAACTGACTTTATTGGGAAAATCAAATCCAAAACCACTGATATGTGGAATCATATCAAAAATGGCTTCAAAGCAATGTGGGATGGAATGAAAACATTAGCTGGAAACGGTATTAATGCAGTTATCAAAATTCCTAATGCTGGTATTTCTGGTATTAATAATCTGATTGCTGATTTCGGTGGTTCAAAAAATGCCATTGGCAAGATTCCAGAAGTTAAATTTGCAACTGGTACTGGTATGTTTAGTAATGTTCGTAGAGCTATTACACAACCGACATTAGCAATGTTGAATGATGGTCACGATAGCCCAGAGACAGGTCACCAAGAAGCGGTTATTATGCCAAATGGCGAAATGGTATTACCTCAAGGTCGTAATAAACGGATGATTCTTCCTGCGGGCGCAGAGGTCCTTAACGCAACAGAATTAAAAATGCTAATGTCTATGTCCGCAACACCATTTGCAAATGGTACTGGATTCTGGTCTAAATTATGGGATTCAACAACTTCTATTGCAGGTAATGCATGGGATGGCATCAAAGACACTGCTAAGAAATTTACCGAAATGTTAGGTTTCATCGGTGGTGCTATCAAAGACCCTGCTGGAACATTAGCTAAGAAGTTTAACCCAAACGCTAACAAGCTTGATGGTGCATTTAATCCATTAGGAAATGCACTCTTTAAAACTCCTAAAACACAAGCTAAAGGATGGTGGTCTGAATTATGGAACATGGCTAACGAAGCTTCAAATGCGGGCGGAGGAGTCATGGGAGCGGTCGGAGATGATTACCCAGCTAAATGGAAAGCCATGGGAAAAGATGCAATCGCTGACCCTTGGGGTTATTTCATTCGTGAATGTGTTTCATTTGTAGCTAACCGACTTAATAATTCGGGGGTTAATCCTAGCTTATTCAGCGGTTTAGGCAATGGGAATCAATGGGTTAGCGCTCGTGTGCCACACATGAGTAAGCCTAAAATTGGATCTGTTGCAGTATATGGACCGGGTTCTGAATTTGGTAACCACGTTGCAATGGTTACTGGAGTTAATGGTGATAAATACAGCGGTGAGGAATATAACTGGTCTGGTGATGGTCTTTACCACACTTACGCTAACCGATTAGCTAGCAGAGCAACTACTTTCTTAGATTTTGGCTTGCGAGGTAAAACAGAGAATTCAGAAGGAGTTAAAGCAAACACTGGATTGCAGAAATTGATCAAAAAACAAGTTGGCGGAATGTTTGATTGGATAACTAAATTCCTTGCCCCTGAAACTGATGCTGACCCTAGCGGTGGAGGTGGGGCAACCGGCGTAGAACGATGGAGATCATCAGTTATTAAAGCTTTGAAGAAAAATGGCTTTGATGCGACTGATTCACAAGTAAGTGCATGGATGCGGGTTATTCAACGTGAATCAAACGGAAATCCTAAAGCGGTGAACAACTGGGATAGCAATGCAATGGCCGGTATTCCATCTAAAGGTTTAGTGCAAACTATTGAACCAACGTTTAACGCTTATAAGCACAAAGGTCACGACAATATCTTTAATGGATATGACAACCTTTTAGCTGGTATCGCTTATATGAAAGCACGATACGGAAGCGATGCTAGCGCATTTGCTCGAGTAAGCGGGCCTATGGGTTACGCCAACGGCGGGCTTGTTTCAAAAAATGGCATCTATGAACTTGCAGAAGGCAATATGCCTGAATATATCATTCCGACTGACATGGCAAAACGTGGTAGAGCGTGGTCGCTATTAGCCGAGGTTGTCGGAAAGTTTGCAGGAGAAGCACCGAAACCACAAGGCGGGAATGACAGTAATGCTATCCATGATTTAGAAGCGAAGTTTGATACTATGATTAGTTTATTAGCTCAACTAGTACAAGGACAAAATAATCAACCAGATATTAAACCGATTATCGATGCAACATCTGTCACTAATGCACTAGCTCCAAAAATGCAAGAAGCATTAGATAAACTTGGAAGAAGAAATATGATTTTAGGAGGTGCAAATATCAGATGACAATTCCAGTTTCTTTTAATAACCATGAACTACACAAAATTGTTGACGATATCATCCTACAACCTCGTCAAATCGGTTCTTCATACAATAATCAATATTTAGAACAAGGTTCTAATCGACACGGGCAAATATTTTTATATAACACGGAGGGTATTAAACAAATACCCTTTGAGGTGTCTATTAAAGGTAACCATCAGCATATTGTAGATGTTGGCAACAAAATCGATAAAATAATGAAGGTCAAAAAGCCGTGTCCATTAATTTTCGGAGACGAGCCTAATAAGATTTGGCGTGCGCTTCCTACAGGACAGTTTACTTACACTGCAGATTATTCAACATCTCCACCAACAGCAAAAGGAACACTTGTTTTTGACATCCCTAGTGGTCGAGCTGAAAGCAAAGATTATTTAAAATTAGGGACAGAGTCACCAAGCTCTATTAACGGAAAAGTAGACAAAATCGGCAATATGTATCACGTTGAAATAAACAATAATGGTTCATCTGAAATGTCTCCTATCTTTACATTTACCCATAAAACCGAGAACGGTTACATTGGAATTTTTAGCGATAACGATGAGTATTTTACAATCGGAAACAAAGAAGAAAAAGACACCACAATGGTTAAGAAAAGCGAGATACTTCTTGATTATAGAAATTCTAAAATTACAGATGGATTATCTAGTGGATCTAACGGTGTTGCGATTTTAAATGATACGTCACAAACCCAAAATGGGACTTTAGGAATAAAATCAGCTTATGACAAAAAGCAATTATACCTAGTTAATGCAGGTGGAACAGTCGGGAATAACGCAGGTTCATTATCTTGGGATATACCAGCTGATTCTAACGGAGAAGTCGGAAGTTTAAACGATTATATATGGTGGCAACAAATATTCCAATCATTCAAAAAAAATCAAAAAGGATTTATAAAAGTGACCGTATCAGATAGCGATGGTCATTTTTTATATGGTGTTGAGACAATAAAACGAAGCTTAGGTACGGTAAGCGAATATAATTTTATGGCAACAGATGGCAAAGGTGGCTATCAAATTCTAGATTCTAAAAGTTTTACTGCAAGTAAAGAAGATAACCAGAATCCCTTTAATTATCATCGAGGTTTTTCTGATATTTTAAGGCGTGACGATTTTATTCAATTTTTCTATTGGGGATCTTATCAAAAATATAATATCCCTGATTTAAAAGGTAAAAAATCAGCAAAAGTACACGTTTCATTTTCGGCATTCGGAACAAGTCCTATTCCAACTGATATGTATATAAATAGTATCTACTATCGCAAAGATTTTGTTAACTCTGAAATAGATATTCCAAATAGATACCCTGATGGTTCTGTTGTAAAAATTGATATGGAAAATGGGAAAATCACTGTTAATGGTGCGAACGCCAATGACCAACATTTAGATAATTCGGAATTTTATACTATAGATACTGGTAAACATACAGCTGATATTTATTTTTCGAGTTGGATCGAGCAATTGCCTGAATTATTAGTTGAATGGAAGGAGAAGTATTAAATGCAAATATCTGTGTTAAATAACTACTTCAAAAAAATAGCATTTATCAATAACAACATTGAAAAAATGCTTCATTATACTAATGATTCATGGCATGATAATTTAGAAAATTGGACTACAACATTTGATTTTACCATACCAAAATGGTATGACGGGGAATTGCATGATGACTCATTGCTTATTGATGACTCATGCTATTTTCTTGCTAATAAAAAAGGTAGATATGAATTATTTACCATTTTTGATTATACTGCAAACGATTATGAAATAACTGTTCAGTGTAATTCAGCTAGTACGGAATTAGCAAAAGAAGATGCTAAAGCATTTAGTTCAACGACTCCTCAACCATTAGTTTGGTATGCTCAACAAATGGGTTTATTAAATTTTACTTTTGTCACTATTGGAACAAATGAGTTATCAAATAAAACTATGAAATTAACATATGATAGTGAAGAGCCTAAACTAGACAGGTTAAAACGGTTGGTTGCTGACTTTGGAGGCGAAGGAGATCTAAAAACAATTGTTAATAGCAATGGAAGTTTTGAAACTTATAGACTTGATATTTATTTAAAAAATGATGGAACTCATCAAGGAGTTGGAAGGGTTAGAAACGATATCACTTTGTATTTTAATAGAGATATCAAAGGTGTTTCGTTCAATTCAAATAAAGACGAACAACACACTTCATTTTACTGCACTGGGAAAACCTCTGATGGAAAGATAGTTAATATATCTGATTTAGAATTATCTTTAAAAAACGACAATGGTATTGAGGAATTTTTTACACAAAAAGGTAGCCCAGTTATTTATGCACCAATAGCTGCCAGAAAATACACTTCCGCAATTAAGGTTGGCTATGGTGATATTTGGAACCAAAAAACTGAAAAGGAAGTAGAAGTTGCAAACAAAAATGAATTACTTGATTATATGGTGAATTACATTAAGCAACATGCTTACCCAAATATTACTTATACAGTTGATGCAAATTCAACTATTTTAAATTCTGATTTTGGTTTAGCTAAAGGCGATACCGTAACTATTCATGATAATAATTTTTTGAATGGATTAGTTTTAAAAGCTAGAGTAGCAGATATAATAACAAGTGATTCAAATCCATCTAACGGACAGGTTCAGTTTTCTAACTATAATAGGATAACAACCAGTCCAACTTCTCAAATATATAGCCAATTAGTAACAGAATTAAATAATCAACAGCCTTATTCAATTCAAATATTAACTTCTAATGGTACAGTATTTAAAAATAATGCTGGATCAACAATTGCTACAGCAAAATTAACAAAAGGGACATCTATTTATGATGCCTCTTTTTCTTGGTATTTAAATGGTGATGTAGTATCTGAAAATAATTTAATAACAATTAATGGAAGTTCAGTCAGCGGAATATCTGTTTATACTGTCACTGCTTCAATTAATGGTGTTGTAGTGGCAACAAATCAGGTCACACTAACTAATATTAATGATGGTATTACATTAGTAAATACTGATAGATATTATCTATTAACAAACGATAATTCTGGTATTACAACATCGTCTAGTGGATGGACTACAAATCAACTAACTTTAACATCAGAATATAAATATTTATGGGTATACGAACAATATTACTACTCAAATAACACCTATGGGGTATCTGACCCTATCATAATAGCACAAAATTAGGAGGTAAAATGGAAATTTTAAACACATTAAATTTAACACGAATTTCAGGCGGAACTAAACTAAAGCAAGGCGATTTTGGTTCGGTCTTATCTTACTCTCTTGCAGATGAAAACGGACAAGAAATCACATCGTTTGATACTAAGACAGCATATATAAACTTAGTATTAGACGATAAAATCTTGTTCACGACAACAACACAAGTAGACATTTCAAGAGTAACATTCCACATCGACAAAGCTTTGCCTATCGGTCTGTACTACCTTGAAATAAAGATAGACGATTATGTTTTTCCGTCTGATAAGGATTCAATTATCTTGATTGAAGAGGGAGTAACCGCTTATGATTTGATAGACTTAATTCCTAACTATGATATCGTGATGACTATCACATCAATTTTAAGTGACCTTGCGCAAAAAGGTATGAATATCACAGATTTAAAAAACAAAGTAGATGCTATCTATAATAATGCACTGTCTGATCATGCAGAAATTATTCAGGCAAGAGGCGGTCAGACAAGCTTAGATGGTCGATTGGACGCTATCGAAGCTAAAGAGGCTAGTGATTATTTAGATTTAAACACTAAAACAACCACTAATGCTAGTAACATTGCATCCACAAACTCTCGATTAGATGGAATCATTGCCAATGCAGGAAATGGTACAGTGCCGACGGAATTAATAGACGTCAGGACTGGCTCCGACGGAATCAATTATGCAACAGCAGGTGACGCAGTTAGAAAGCAATTTAATACAATTAATGAAGCCGTCGGGCATGCAATAAATACACTACCATCGTCTAAAAAAGATGGTTATTACTTGAATCTTTCGGGTGGTGAAGTTGCCCACTCTTCTTCGTTTGTTACGGACTACATAGAGATAAATTCTGGTATGACCGTAAAGGTAGAAAACGTTTATTTAGATGCGTCAAGGGCTATTGTTGCGTATGATAAAGAAAAAAATCCTATTGAACCAATATTATACGGAAGCACCTTGACCACTTTATCCTTTGAAGTAAAAGAAGGTTGGCATTATTTTAGGGCGACTGGTGCAATCGCTCGTGGGGACATTAAAGCGTACTACACAGGTATCACACAAGATATTCTAGATGCGACCAATAATTTAAAATTCCAAAACAAAACTCTTTCAAATTTTGAAGGTTCTAAGCTTTTGACGGGTGATGATTTGAATAATTTAACTTTTGGTGCTTATCATTCGAGTTCTGACACTGTAACTAAGGCACTTTTAAATGCTCCAAAAGGGATTCGTGGGTCTCTAAAAATTATCTATATTCCGATACATGACAACAAAGGGATTATGTATCTTGTAGACGCGTACTCTAAGACGTATGTAAGACAATTTAATGGAAACTATTGGACAGATTGGGAAAAGTTTGGAAATGGTATTTCAGACCCATACAACAGAACGAATATTGACAGAACGGAACTAGCGCCACTCATTGAATCTTTTACTCCTACTTTGGCAACTTGGAACGCTACAGAATTTCGATGGGAACTTGATACAGGTGGAAGAATCTCAGCAGATATAACCGTTGAAGCTAATACTCCTTATTTAATCACTGTTGGGTATACTAAAGGCACAAACCAAATGGGTACTTGGGATAATGGAACATTATTCGATGTTGTCTTAGGCGATGAAAAATATCCATATATGCTTTGAATGATGCTAACTGGCAAGTAATGTTAACACCTAAAACGAGTGGAACAGCGAAATTAGTGTTAGGTTCGGACTTGTGGAAAGGGTTTATTTACTCTTGCAAAGTCAATAAGGTTAATGCTTTTGCAATCCCTAACTTTAGTTTTAGTGAAGCCGATGTAAAAGCCTATGACACAAGCATTGGAATTGGTATGTTTACACAACAAAAGTTAGCGTATGACGCCTCCTCTGATAATCAAGGTAAGCGGAATACAGCTTTAGGTATGCGTACACATGAGAATCTCGATACAGGATATGACAACACAGCGGTTGGCTACCAAGCACAAATGAATATGACAAACGGTTTGGGTAATACCGCTGTTGGTAATAAAGTGCAAAGAAATGTCACAACAGGCGTATATAATACAGGTGTTGGTTGGAACGCACAAGCCAATATCACAACAGGCAACTGGAACACCGCACTAGGACTAGAGGCACAACTCGCATTGACAACTGGTGTTAATAATGTGTCTGTAGGTCGCCGTTCATCAGACATTATGACAACAGGCAGTCATAATGTCCACATCGGCGCTCACTCAGGATTTTATCCGAAGGCAACAATCGATTCGGAAGGGCAAGTCTTTGTAGGTCAACAAACCTCTCAACTAACGGACGGTAGACAAGATAGAGCTATTGCAATCGGACAATTTGCACACGCAGACCAAGATGCTATTGCAATCGGGGCAGGTGTAGATGCGCAAGCCAACCGCATTGTAATTGGCTCGAACAAGCACGAGTCTGTTAAAATTGCTGGTAAAATTATCAATTTTAACAGTGATGGGACTGTTACTTGGTCCTAA